CACCGTCATCGCCGAGGAGCACAAACGCCTGGAAGGGATTGTTGCCCCAGCCATAGATGATGTCTGTTGGCTGTTTCGACTGGTCGGTCCCATTCATTCCCATGAGGAGCGTGCGAAGCAGGTACGAGAGACCGCGCTTGGTGAACTTGTTCTTGCTTGTGCGGTCCTCGATGGCGCACTCGGGATGGCGCATCCGTAGCTTGCCGTTGGGACCGATCTCCCACAGGTCTTCGAATTGAACCTCGCCGTCAGGACCACTGCCTCTCAGCCCGCGGACGTCGTGCTGCACGCAACGGATGCGTCCCTCTACTCCCAGGCTATCGGCCATCAGATTGGCGGGAAGAACCTGTAGATCTTGCATGCTCGACATGTTGCTCACCTCGTCTGCGCGTGGCAGGCACGCCTTGTGGTGAAGAGACGTCGTACGTTACACGCCGGACGTCACCAGTTCCAGTCGAAATCCAACCTTGTGTAGTCCCGAGAGCTTGGACACGTTCACCGCGATGTCGTTGGTCAACAGCTTTCGATCACGCTCTCCGAACGTGGAGAACACCTCGGAGTCGTCCACGCGGATCGAAGCCTTCCAGAGTGCCCCAAGGATGGCCGCGTCGAAGCCCACAGGCTCGTCGACGACAGCGTATCGCAGGATGGCAAGAGTCGGGCTCTGGACGCTGAGGATGAAGTTCACGATGTTGTTGCCTGGACTGGTGGCACCTGTGATCCGAATCGGTAGCTCGGCGTCAGCCGCTGAAAAGTCAGCGTCAGGCGCGATGATGGCAGACAGATCGTCTCCGCCGTAGGCAACACGGGTGTCGTAGACACCGTCGAGCATGGCGCTGCTCAAGAAGGAGCCCGTCTCGTTGAGCTTTGGTGGAGGAGACAGCGTGACATCGTTCGGTCCGACGACCGTGTCGATGATGTAGTAGGCGTTGTTGACCGAACCGGACCCGCTGATCTTCAGGAGGCGCTTGACGTCAAAGGCTGTGAATCCACCTCCGACGATGTGCGCCGCACCGGAGACATTCAATGAGTTTGCGACGTTGTTGCTCAGCAGACGCGATCGAGTGCCCAGCGGGAAGCGAAAGGCGGGGTAGGTTGAACCGCCCGACACGTGCAGACTGGCATTTCTACCGGTGGAGGTCGCCGCGATCTGAACATACTGATCGTCGGTGTAGCCCAGTGCCTGCGCCGCTGCGTCGATCAGGCTCCCATTGATGATCGCAACTACCTCGGCTGCAGTGAAGGTACCTCCGCCGCCGAAGGAGATCGTCTGCTCAGAGCCGGCATCGACACGTACCTTGAGCGTGGCACCCGGATCGATGACATAGGGCTCGTGCGCCTCACTGGCCAACGAGGGATGGAACGCGACAGGATCACTGCTGGTGGGATGGCCGAGAATCTCGGTGCGTTTCAGAGTCGCCGTGCGCACCCAGGCCGGTGGTACTCCCTCGCTGTGTCCAGACACTTCGCGGAATCTGGGCATGTCGGGGGGCTGAACCAACCCCGCGGCGATACGCAAGAAGTCCATTCCAGTCATGTCTAGAAACTGGAATGTGTCGAGTCGATCGTGCGTGGCCAGCAAGTGCGACTCGGCAAACTCGGACCCCAGGACGAAGACGTAGTCTCCATCTTGCGGATAGAACCCGGAGGGACGGAGACGTCCCTCCTCGATCCCAAAGCGATGCGTGAATGGTGACCGCTCAGCCATGTCTACATCTGCCGGTGGAGCTCGAACTGGTCCACGAAGCCTCGAGCTCCGCTCTGCGACGACTGGAAGCAGAACCCGCCGTAGCCGCCGCCCAGCGGATCGCTACCGGAGGCGATTCCCAGAGCGTCGTCGATGAAGTCGGCCATGCCTGGGATGGCTTCCCACGAGGGCGTGTTGCAGGCGTGCTGCGTGAGATCGTTCTGCAAGCACTTCAACACGACGTCGCCGTTCGGGTTCACGATGGAATCGAGTCGCAGCTGCAGCCAGGTGTCCCAGAGGAAGGTCTCGGAGGACACGCGCAGGATGCTCGTGGAGGCCGGGTCCAGGCCCGCACCCAGTGACGTCTTGGCAAGAACGATGGCATGCGGATCAGCATCTGACAGACCGAGAATGTACGCCTTGTCCTCGGTGGTAGCATTGATCAAGTTGACGAACAGGCCCACGGAGAAGCCAAGTGGGTTCACCGAACGTCCGCGCTTCAGGCACCCGCGAGCGGAGCCGCCCGTGGCATTGGCGGCATCGTCGCGGAGTGGGGCGAAGTTCGCGGCGTTGTAGAAGAGTCCCACCGCCTTCGAACCCGCCACGCGCGAGTTGAAGCCAAAGACGAAGCTGCCGCCACCGTTGGGAGGAGTGAAGCCAGCCGTGACACCTCGAGCGATATCGCCAGCTGCTGCGCCGAAAAGTCCAAAGTCGATCTCAGCCATGATGTCGCTCCATCAGATGTCGAGGGTGAGAGTCCAGCCGGTCTCGAACTGCTCCGCCACGAATTGCGTACCGCGCCACTCTGCCTTGCCCAACGGCAGGGTGAAGTTCTTGGACAGATCGAGGATCTCTTTGATCCCGTTGAACTGCTGCTTGAACGGGTAACGAGGATCGGTTTCGATGCTGGTGAGACCGATCTCGGTGACCACCTTGCCGACACCGGCGGTGGTCTCGTCTATGAACCAGTAGCAGGCTTGTGTGATTCCATCGCGGTCGCGGAACTGCATCCAAAACTGCCCGTCCGAGAGCGACGCCACCACGTGCAAGGCGACGGTCCGGGAGAAGTCCACCAGAGCAGGCGCCTCGTACTCGTCGTCGTAGGCCAGGTCATACGAGCCGAATGTGTACGAGCCGAGCATGCACGGATCAATCTGCGCTGTAGTGAAGCGCCACTCGCTGCCACTCCAGTAGCGTGCAGCTCCGATCTCGCAATCGCGCCATCCGGACTCGAAGGTCTCCTTGATACCCAGCTGCAGATGAACGATGTCGTTGAACCTCCAGGGGCTACGCGGTTGACGAACTTGGACGTCGGCATCGACTGCCGACTCGTCGATCACGGTCCCCAGGACTTCGACATCCGTGCTGGAAATGACTGCAGAGATCGTGTGGTCTCCCACGTTCTTCGATTGGCCGGTGATACGTAGGGTCTCCCAGAGGTGCGCGGGGACAAAGCTGCCATCGCGCACCGAGATTCGACTCTTCGCGAGGGTGGTCGCGGCGAATCCCATGATCTTGGTACCGACGTAGCTGGCCAGGACCAGATCGCCAACCTGCGACGCGTCGTAGTAGCGACTGCGGAACTGGTCATTCGTGGGCCACACGTGACTACCGGGCAGCCTCCAGCCATTCTCGAAGATCTCTCCGGCGGGAACACCGACCTGCGAGCGGATGAGACCCCAGTCGTACAGGAACTGGATGTGACCACTCGGCCAAGACACCGATCCGGTACCCCACATGCCCACGCCCCAGGTCAACGAGCCCCAGATGCCACTGCCACCGGGGGTGTCCATGTCTACGAGGTCACTCTGATCGCTGATCTTGCCAGACGTCGTCATACCGGGGACTGACCAACCGCGCTCGAAGCCCTCGTAGCTCAAGTCACCAACAAGACCAGCCTGTCGAGCTGGGAGATCGGCGTGCGCCACGTCATTCAGATAGAGCGTGGAGAACTCGTTGCTCTGACCATAGCGAGTCAACGTGATGTGCGTGTTGAACTTCAACTTGATCTCGTTGACCAAGTCCACCGTACTGGTCAGGTCGCTGGCGGTTGGTCCGGTGACACGATTGAGCACGTCCTCCTTGCGATGCACTGCCGGCCAAGAGCTCAGGTGGCCAGCCGATACACCGGTCAGCTCCACATAGTGCAGAAGCAGTCGCAGCCACTCCGCATTGTTCTGCGCCTCGGTGGGCGTCGTGGGACGCGAGAACAATGAGGCATAGTAGCTGGTTGTCGAGTCGACGACGCGATGCACGTGTCCAGCTGTGTCCGCGTGTCCTCGCAGGTCGGCGTTGAGTTCCTCGAGCAAGTTGTAGACGCTCATCCAGCCGCCGCCAACCGAGGCATCAGCCGTGGTGACAGCGTGTGCAGTGTCCTGACTTCCATGCACAAAGAATGGTAGGTACCAGCCCGCCTCGAAGAGCTCGGATGGCAACCACGAGATCATCGTAGGGCCAGAGTACGCCGCGCCGAAGACAGCGATGCCTTCCAGTGAGTAGCGTACGGCAAGGTTCCACAAGTCAGCCGTGCCCTGCACCAGCCCTGCGGTCTCGAATGATCGATTGTTAGCCATCATTCACCTAGAGCTTGGTCCGCATACGCTTGCGAATCCAACCGGAGGCCTCTACCAGCACTTTGCCCTGGTAGATCACATCAGGTGTCGCTTCAACTGTGGCACCGGTTCGAAAAGTGCCATCCGAGCCACTGCTGCCGGACGGATAGTTGTAGCCATTCGGTGTTCCCGAGCCACCGCTTCCCCCGTTGCCTCCACTACCTCCACCTTCGTAGTGGGTGAACGATCCCAGGTACGTGGAAGTCGGACGCGCGGTGAGAATCTTGATGCGTCCGCCGCCACCGCCGCCACCGCCCACACCGCCGTCTCCACCACCGGCGTACATTGGCAGATCATCTCCATAGGAACCGCCATTGCCGCCTTGACCGCCTTGCCCGCCATTGGCACCACGCACATCTAGATACGCAGTGCCACAAGTCACCTTGGGTGCTTGTAGATAGATGGTGCCACCCGCTCCGCCACCTCCACCCTGGCCACCGCCACCGCCACCGCCAGCTCCATCGCTGAAGAGCGATGAACCGCCCTGGCCGCCGGTGGAACCGGTGTAGGCTGTACCACCCACGCAATTGATAGTGGCGCTGACATAGATCGAACGCCGCGCTTCCACACGCACGAAGGTGCCACCGCGGCCACCGAAGCATGTGGCAGCTCCGGCTGTGCTTCCACTACCTGGACTGCCACCACCTCCACCACCTCCACCGCCACCACTGCCACCACTGCCACCGTGGCAGGTTGAATCGACACTGTTCCCGTAGGCCGAACCGCCCCCACCCGCACTGTGATAGGAGCCACCTCCAGCTTGTCCGGATCCAGCACCTGCCCCAGGGTAACCACCAGCTCCGGAGACTCCACCGCCGCCACCATGTCCACCACCAGCGCCACCGATGCCACCGCCACCTGGACCGGTTCCTCCTCCAGGTTGCGTGCCCTCACCACCCACGGATGGGTACATGCCATTGGTTCCCGCTGCTCCACCCAAACCTGCCGCAGACGGTCCATAGGAACCAGTACCTATGGTTCCTCCCTCGATAATGGCTTCAATGCAGTTGATTGTCAGACTGGTCAAGATGTAGAGCGAGTAGGATGCCACTACTTTGAAGACGCCAATGTTGGTGTGCACTCCACCGATGTAGTAGAAGGGCTCGGCGATGATCCAATCCGCGCCGCCATGATCGCCGCCACCTGTGGGAGTCCAGCTCATGCTCGTCTCACAGTTCTAGCCTGACTCGTGCCGACACGAGCTTGGCGTGGTACGGACAAAACAAGAGCTGCTCGGCCGCGGCGGACGGGGCCTTGCCAGGATCGTAGGGTTGGCGATCGTCCTGGAATCCGAAGAAGTGGTAGCAGACGAGCGGCTCGGCTTCGTCCACGACGATGCGCCCGTCGTCTGCTGCCGCGAGAGTGTGCGCGTTCAGGTTCCAAGAGCTCAGGTTGGCTCCGGGAAAGCGAACACCGCTGACCCCTGGATGTGCAACACGATCTCTCAGGATGACACTGAGGTAGCCCTCAGCTGCACTCTGATCGGCCTGGGGACCATGCTCGCACAGACACCACTCGGTCACCTTGCCCTGCCACCAGCGCAGGAAGGCACGTCCCTGCATCGTGTTGCGCACGATGAACAGGCCGTCGTTGAACAGCACGCGAGCCGTTGGGACCGCCTCGGCCGCGACGACGGCGAAGGAGTGCGAGCCGATGACACGCAGCAAGGCAGACACGGGCTGGTAGAAATACATGTCCGAGTCCACACAGGCTACCAGACGCACGTGGTACCGCGAGAACACGAAGTCTGGCAGGAACGGCTTCAACGAGTTCACGTAGGCCGGCCACGGACGAGACGTCTTGGTCGCCGCGATGGCCGGAAAGCGCGCTTCCAGCTCGGGCAGAGGGATGACGACGATCGAATCGGAGATTCCTACGAGCTTGTTTTGAGTCTCGACGTCCAGAGCCAGAATGTAGACCCTAAGGTCGACGTTCTGCGTGAGCGCGGATTCGATGCAGACGACCCCCTCGACGATGTGCTGCTTGTCGAAGAGCAGAACCAGGCTCATCGGAGGCTCCGGCTCCAGGACGACTGGAGGAGTCAACGCCTCGGGAGGAATGCCTGGTGGAAAACTGGTCATCTCGCATCGCTCCTAGAACAGCAGATACAGATCTGTGTACGATACCCACACCGTTCCGGTGCCCGAAGCCAACTTGATCTGGACCTCCACCGTGATCAACGTGTTGGAGCTCAGGCCCGTGATGACGGCCTCCGCGCCGGTCACCAAGCTGCCCTCGGACTCCACAGCCGTGGTGCCCAGATCCAGCGTCACGGTCCCACCGCTGAAGAGCATGCGACACGCGGCGAGTCCCGTTGAACCGGTCGAGCGCCAGAAGGTGCCAACGAAGCGCACCTTGAGTGGAACCTTGGCAGAGTCGAACACGATCCTGAACTGCTTCTTGGTGACCCAACTTGTGCCAATCCCTGAGAACGTGGAGTCGTCGGAGTACGCGAGGAAGCGATCGACACCGCTGCCACCCGTGCCGAATTCGAGTGCGGTCTCACCTGAGTTGACCTTGACGACCTTGCCTGCCTGCCCCACGTAGGAGGACGGGCAGTCGTCCAGCAAGGTGAAGAGCGAGCTGGGTGTGTAGAATTCCAGCGCGTCCCCGGCACCGTTGACCCGAACTGCCTTGTAGGCCTGCAGGTAGTACGAGCTCGGTGTGTCCGTGAGATCAAGGAACGTCGCCGCACCGCCCCCACCCGCGGCGTACTCGAGGTTGCTCTCACCGGAGTGCACGCGAACGTACTTGCCCGCTTGCCCGGTCATGCTGCCAGCACCATCAACCAGGTTCACGAAGGCGAATTCACGGTTCTCCAGGTAGGCCGGTCCTGTCTCAGGTATCACCCCGACGGGTACGTGGTTGTCAAGGATCACTCCTGGACCATCCGTCAGATCGACAAAGGCGCCCGCCCCACCACCCGTGCCAAACTCGAGTCCAGACTCATCCGACTTGACCTTGACGACCTTCCCACTCTGCAGGTAGTACGAGTCGGGAGCATCGGTCAGGGATAGAAACGTGCCGAGACCGCTTCCCTCAAGAGTGGCGACTCGGTGTCGCAGCGAGGGAGGAGACGTCGGCTGGTTCCCGGGGTTGCTCCCGACTTCACGAGCCAGGGACTGAAGCTTGTCACGCAGCGTGTGGATCTGCGAGACTCGGGTCACATCGGTCGTGTCCAGCAAGTTCGGCTGGACCGTGGCGATGTCATCCTGGGTGGTCGGATACGTTGTGCTCCAGTCCTTGATAGACATCGTCGTCTCCTAGAGCGCTTCGCCCGTATCCGCGTTGGTGATGTCCACGCTGGACAACTTCGGGAACTCGATGGGCAGAAGCTCCACCGACTTGCGCAACCAGCCACTGCCGGTGTTGACGAGCAGGCCCTGCGTGCCCTCGTCGATCTTGCGGATTCCATCCACGTCGCGAATGGCGTTGAAGATGTCGCTCCAGGCGACCTCTCCGCTGATAGTGCCCTCGGCGTCCTTCAGGTTGGCGCCGAAGTCGATGTCGGGATTGTCAACGCCCTCGGGCAACTGAGCCGCGAAGAAGTCGTCGAGAGCAGCCCGGATCGCAGCGCCCACCGTGGTGCCACTGGCCCCCTGCTTGAGGTAGACGCGCGTGGAGATCTGCACGTTCTTGAACGGAGTCGCCGGTGCCCCCGAGGCATACGTCTCGAAGCTGAAGGTGATGGTCGGTGGCTTGTTGTCCAAGATCTCGGCCTTGACCGAGTCGAGCAGTGCCTGCGACGCCGTGGCCGGAGCAATGCGGCCCGAGGCGAGCTTCGCGCCCTGGGCCACGATGTAGAGACGTCCGGTGTTCTCGTCGATGCCGGCATACTCGTTCGCCGTGGCCATGAGCGCGCGGGCGACACCGCGCACGGACTTGGCCACCGTCTCGAAGTCCTCCTTGGTCACAGTGCGCGTCAGCACGCGCAAGGACGCCGGAGCCAGCACTCGAGCTTCGTCCAGCGACATGCGGTCGCTGCCACCCGATGCAGCCTGCAGGTTCGTAGCACTGACCGGCGCCGGCTGCGAGTCGGAATAGAAGATCGCGTCCTCGACGATCGTGATGTGATCGACCTCGACGTTTCCCTTCAGACCGCCACCGATCTTGTAGTTGACCACCACCTCTCCATGAGGAATGGAACCCGTGACTCCGTTGCCGAACTGGATCAAGGCTCGATCCAACTGGTCGACGCTCACCACGAAGACGCGATCGGTGGACTTGTACCCCAGCAACGTGTCGACGCGCAGGTAGATGCCATCGTCGGCTGTGACTTGCCCGGACGCGTCGAGAGAGCCATCCAGGAAGGGCGTGTGCTTCAGCGTGAAGTCCTGATTGGGCTCACTCGACGAGATGAAGGTCTCGCTGCGCGTCTCGGCTTGCTCGACGTCCACGGCCACGGACTGCTGTCCGATGGCAATCTCTTTGTACTCTGTCGTGCGGAACGAGAGTGGATCTTCGGGGTCGGTGGAGCGAAGGCGCGTGCCGACGGGGATGATCACCTTCTTGGCCGCCACGAAGGGTAGGCTGAACGTCACGGGCGTAGAGGACGCCGATGCCCCACGCAGCGAGAAGCCAATGAGTCGCCCGAGTCGAATGGCCGAGATGCGCTGCTGCAGCGTGGGCCAGAAGGCCTCGGCCGCCTGCGAGTCCTGATAGTAGTTCAGGACATCGCCCACATGCGCGAAGAGCTCGAGCAGGATGTTGCCGAAGTTGGCCGTGCTGAAATCCGTCCAGTCCGGGAACACCGAGCGAATGAGTCCCTGCAGGCGCAGGTGCAGAGCGTCGAAGTCTCGTGCGGAGTAGTCCAGACTGCGTGGTAGGAGGGTCATCAGACCGTTGCCTCCTGCGTGACAGGTGGCAGCAGTACACCGGGCATGCCACGCTCCGATCGCAAGGACCAGGTCACACGCACGTTGATGACGTTGCTGTCGAGATCTTTGCGTGCCGCGCACTGCCGGATCGAAGCGCGCTCTTCGAACCTGGCAATGGTCTTGGCCACTTCTTCACTCAACCGCATCTCTTTGGCGACCGTCACGTTGCTATGTCGATAGCGCTCCACGTCGAGGCCAAAGTCCGGTCGCCAGGGGAGCTCACCGCGCCGCGTGCCGCAGATTTGCGAGACGGACGCCTTGACCAAGCTCTCGCCCGCGGCGGACACGAAGTCGCTCCCCGCAAGTCGACGAAGTGGATGCACCAGCCCGTTACCAGTGATGCTTCGCTTGAACGAGTCGAGTGCGCGAGTCGCCATGTGTCGCTCCTACGGATTGCCCAACTTCGGGATCGAAGCCAACTCGAACGTGGTCGTGATGCCCAGCGCGTTCGACAAGAAGGCCTCGAGTACACCGATGATGTTGCGAACCTGGACGAGAGCTTGTACCAGGGGACCGAGCGGGGGAAACTCACCAACACTCGGGATGTTCGATTCCTGTCCCAGTGCGGCTTTGATCTCTTCGAGCTTCTTGTCCATTCCCGGTACGACGACCGCGATCAACTCGAGAATGAGCAAGAGAATCCCGAGGAACTTGCCCAGCACAGTGAGCACAGCCATGAGACCGGCAACCTGCTTCATCATGTCGTTCTTGGCGCAGTTCCCAATTTCTAGCAGCACGGGGTCCTGATCGGTGGCTGCCTGCGTGAGCGTGTTCTTGATGGCAGCGATTTCCACGTCGATGAGCGTGACCACGGACAGCATGTCGTCGAGGAGCACGCGAACGGCCACGAGGATGTCACGCACCATGCGCAGGTACACAATGGGCGGAAAGAGTTCGATCAACGCGGCGAATGCCTTGAAGAGCTTCTCGAAGCACTTGATGAGCGGTCCTGGCGAGAGCGTCATGAAGCACTTGGGGATCGCCGTGAGACAGTTGAGAATGGCCTGGATGATGTCCAGGACCTTCAGGATGGAGTAGACGGGAGCCAGTGCCGGATTGATGCTGTTCAACAGCTTGAGCACGTACTCTGAGGGCCGGGCGAACTTGGTGAGTGAGTCCCGAATCATGGTGAGCTGCCCGACGCCCGGCATGGTGAAGGTGAGCGCGCTGGGCAGATCTGGTATCTTGATGCAAACGGAAGTCGCCATGATTCCCTATACCTACTCGTCTTCGGTGGCCAACTGGCCAAAGCCACTCTGAAGTACCCGCGAGTATGTCATGAGACCTGACAAAACTTCAAGGAACTTCAGCTTGATCGTGTACTCGAGGGGCTCGCCAAGAGATGAGAATCGCTCGTACTCGAAGTGCAAGCCATCCACGACCCCCGTGAAGGAGAGGCTGGCACCGGGCCAGTTGACGTCGACGAGTGGTGGAGCCAGGCGACGGCCACAGGGTACCGTGAGGGCCGCGAAGAAGTCACGGTAGTGCAACGGCCCCTTCTCGGGGATCGCCCAGCCGGTCTGGCAGAAGACCTGCCACGAGATCCACAGGTCCATCGTGATGGTGCGCGACGAAGTTCGGATGTACTGGATGATCTCGTGCGACAGACCGAGCACACCGCGCTTGGAGTACTGAGGCTCCCAGCCCTCGGAGAACGTCGTCGGGTTGATGAGCGCGTGCTGCTCTACCGCCGTGTGATCTTCCACCTCGGAGCCCACCGGGAAGGCGGTGAACAGCACCAGCCGGTCATTGTTGAGCTGCCGGGCTGCCAGAAAGTTGTTCGGGTCAGAGTTCTGTGGGGGCTGCACCGGCAGCGTGCCCATCATGCTTCGCACACTCGATGGCAACAGGCCCGCATCGCCGGTGAGCAGCACTTCCTTGCCCGTCGCCATTTTTCAACTCCAGTCTTGACATCCCACCGTACGTCCTATATGCTGACTGGCGCGGTGGGTGGGTTGAGATTGCATATGCTATGCAGTGCGGTTCCGCATCAAATGGGGTCGCTGGTCCGAGCCACCTTGCGACCGGCGACCTGAACCACGCCCCCTGGCGCGTCGATGCTGATCGCTCCTGCCTCCAGGATGAGCCAGTTGCGCGCCTTGAGCTTGATGGACCGGTCGTTCGCGTCCATCTCGATCTCTTCCTGTAGGTCCTTGGTTCGGATGACGAGCTTCTTCTTCTCGTCGTTGATGAAGATCTCGAAGAGGTCGCTCTCGAAAGCCTGCACGCGGTGCACTGTGGCCTCCGACTCAGCCGAGGCGGCACGCGGCACTTCCGAGGTGCCCTTGGCCGAGCCCCAGGGTCCGCACATGTAGAAGGGCATGTCGACATCGCCCTGGATGAACCCCACGAGGACGTTGGACTCCACAGGAGGCACGGCGAAGAGGCCACGCTGAGGTCCACAGCCGGCGCCGCCAATGGGCAGAGCCCAGGCGGTCTCGGTCTTGATGGCCGGCACGTGTGCGCGGATGCGACCGCACTTTTCGGGATCGTCGTTGCGTAGGACAGTGGCCTGGTAGAAAAACGGGAACCGAGCCTGTCCTTCCTCTTTGAACGCCATCTACCAGTACCTTCGGCCAGAGAAGTTGGCCTTCTTGGACATCTGAGCTGTGCGCTTTTGCGCGCTCGACATGGTGAGCGAGGGCCCACCCTTGCCGGGTCCACCCTTCTTGACGCTCCACTTCCGTGGGCGGCCACGCTTGCCCTTGCCCGCCTCAGCGCCCGTGTCGGCGATGTAGTACAGCGTCCGCTCGCCCCCGGGGTGCTCCTTGGTCGGTGGTCCCAGAAGGACGCCGACCTTGACCTTGCCGGACTTGCCCTTGCCTACGTGTTTCAAGCCGATGTCGGTCGTGTAGCCGATGTTGTCGATGACGTGCCGCACGCCCTGGCAGCTCCAGTGGCCGTCGAGAAACGGGCCGAAGTTGCGAAAGTCGATTGCGGTGCCACGGAACACCTTGGGGTTGCCCACCAGCGTCGCACGGACGAGCCAGCGGTTCGTGCTCAGGTTGATGAGCCGCTTGGCTGCCGCCTGTCGCAGCTTGGCGGGCAGCGCAGTCATGATGTCCTGCTTGCTGAGCTCGTCGGTGAAGCCGAGCCCGCGGTCACCGGGCTTCGTCCCCAGAACGATGGCCAGGCGCTTGCGCCAGTCGATGGCCTTGGCCTTCACGCCGCGGACGTTCATGTTGTAGTCGCCGTCGATGGAGAAGTCGAGCAGGTCCGGTCCGTAGAAGCACTCGACGACCTCGGCCCCGAAGCCCTTCCAGTTGTCCTGGTGCCAGTGAAACTCGTTGCGTTGATGACGGAATACGAAGCCGCGCTCGCGAGCGCGCTCGATGAGGAACTCCTCGAGGGTCTCGTTTTCGTTGATCGTGACCTCGTCGAATACCGTGTCGGCTGAATCGTCCAGGCCGGTTCCGTCCTGCACGAAGATCTGCGACTCGCGGTAGCCCATCCGACGTGCCAGCTGGCGTACGATGTCGGCCATCTTCATGTTGCGAAACGTGCCGACGTCGGCCTCGGGACGCCAGTGGACCTTGGGCGACTGCGGCGTGCCCTTCATCGTGATCATGCCCCAGGAGCCGGGAGCGGGGCTCTCTGTCGACGGAGCGCGAACTGGAGCCGCCTTGATCTTGGTGATGGTAACGACGAACGGGCGAGAGCGCAGCCCCTCGTACCCGAAAGTGATCTTCATCTTCAGGCCGACGAACAGCAAGGCCATGTTCACGATCTTGCCGTCGGTGTTGTCGAAGACGAACTCTACCTCGGGCTTCTTTCGCGGTTCGTCCACGTACTCGAACTTGAGCAGACGCTGCTCCAGGTCCTTACCCGTGATGTTAGGAGGAGCTTGCAGCAGATCGAACGTCACGCTGGGAGTCAGGCAGTCGAAACCAGCCAAGCTCATCGGCTACTCCTCGGTGACCGCAAAGTCCGATCCAGGTCCAGCGATGGCCGTCTGCACGGCAGGCAGCGGAGGAATCAAGATGATCTCACCAGGCTGCAGCTGAATCGTGGGATCGTTGATGGGCTCGGATTGGAAGTCGGCGATGGTCCACCACAGCCGGGCTCCATCGCCTTGCCCCACGCTGCCGTAGTAGCGCAGCGCCAGGTTCCAGAGCGTGTCGCCTTCCTTGACGACATGCGCGCGTACGCCCTCCAGGTCCTCCCAGAGCAGGCGATTGCGCAGCGCGAAGGACAGTCGCTGGTTAGCGTCCTGAACGATCTCTGCCAGGTTGTAGGGGCTGGTTGGCGCGATGTACACGTGCGTCTCCTAGAACGGCTGAGGCTCGGGTTCGCCGGTGCCGCCACCAGGCCGCGGAGCTCGGTACTTCTCCAGAGCCGAGGAGAAGGCTTCTTGCATGTCGGCCTTGCTGGCTGTCTTGTCGTACAGGTTCTTGATTCCCGTCCCCTGGCCCTCGAGGAGCTTGGGTAGCATGACGAGTGCCTCGTCGGGCTTCAACGAGCCCCCTGAGCCTCCGGGTGGTCCGGCCTTGGCCAGCGGCGTGGCCGTCTCGGCCATCTTGCCCTTCTTCCAGTCCTTCTCGGAGAAGTACTCGCCCGACTCCAAAGCCTTGCTGAACGACAGGCCTCCGACCATGGACATGATCTTGTCGAAGCCGCTGAGGGCAGCACGCTTGGACTCAGCCTTGGCCATGTAGGCCTCAGACGGGCCGGCAAAGTGCTCTCCCAAGCTCTTGGCGCCAAAGAGCCCCGGCGCATCCGGCGCAGCACCCATCCAGGAACCGGGTGCCAGGCCGCCAGCACCACCCACGACGCGAACGGGCGAGGGTGCCTTGAACGAGGCCAGGTGGCGTTGTGCAGCGTCCTCGGCTACCTTCCGGCGCTTCTCGACGTACTCGCCCGGCTTCACGTAGCCGGTCTCGGTCAGAACGTCGAGTGTCTCCTTGCCCTCGCCGGTCTGGAGCTTGAGAAAGGCCCCTTGGAGCGACTTGTAGGTCTTGCCGATGTCCTTCTCGGTCGTGGGGATCTCGCCCATGCGAGCGAGTGCCTTGAACAACACACCCAGGGGACGCAGCGCGTTCTGCGCGGCCACGGCCTCCTCGGGCGTGACCATCTCGCCCTTTGCCGCCAGCTGAAACGGTGCCTTCACGGCGGCCAACTTGGAGCCGTACTTAGCCTGGGCTTCCGGAGTCAGCTTAGCGAACATCGACTCCATGGTACCCAGTGCGGCACGCGACAGAACAGCAGGCTCCTCGAGCGGCTTCTTGCCGAGCACGGCCGCGGCGTTGGTCAACTCCTTGGTCGCGTAGAACCACTTGTCGATCAGCACGCTCTCGCGCGCTTCTCGCTCGGCCATCTCAGCCCGACTTGCCGCCGCCTGCTCTTTGTAGAATTGAGCCAGAGCCTCTTGGTACTTGGGACCCTTGAGCAGGTAATCGTTGAGCAGATCAATGCGCTTTTGCGCCTCGTCGCGCCGTCGGCTCCACTCCTGATAGGCTGAGTAGATCTTGGACAGCGCGTAGCCACCGAGCTGGATGGCAGCGCCAGCCAGGAACAGCTTGCCAGCTGTGCGTGCCAAGCCTCCGATGGCCGAGCGCCAACCGCCTCCCGCCGCGGCCACCGCGCCACCGCCACCGGCGGCGGCCGTCTCAGCGCCGGCGGTCCCGGCTGCTGCGATGCCCTTGGCCGCGTTAGCCCCCGACACCGCCGCCTTGTCGGCGGCCACGCTCCATCCCGTGAGGGCCTGGATGCTGCCCGTGAGGCTACCTGTGGTGCTGGCAGAGGCTTTGGCCAGCCACTCCATGGCTGTCGTGAGGAGCACGGTTCCTGCTCGTGCTACAACCTTGGCCGACCACAGGGCGATGAGTATTCCGGCTCCCGTGGCGAGGGCTGCAAACAAGTACTTCGCACCGGGGATTGCGTCGACCATGCTGCGAACGGTGCCAACGATGCCGGAGATCAAGCCAGCGATGGGTGCCAGGGCTGGAACCACGGCCGACAGGAGCGTCGCGCGCAAGTTGTACCAGGATTCTTCCAGGACCTGCAGCTGCGCCTCGAGAGGTACAAGGCTCTTGTCGGTCATCTCTGACAGCCCACCTCCCATCTCCGAGGCGGGGCGGTTGAACTGCGCGAGCGCGTCACGCCCGGTACGTAGGGTTCCTCCTTGATCTTTGATCCCGTTGTTGATCGCTGTGATGGCCGCGATGACCGGTCCGATGGCCTTCTTGCCGAAGGCCTTGTCGAGTACGGCCTGGAAGCCCACCCAGTTGTCCGTGTTCTTGGATGCTGCGTCGGCCAAGCCCAGGAACACGTCCTGGACCGGCAGCATCCTGCCGCCCTGTTCGGTGATCACACCTAGACTAGACTGCAGCAGGCCTCTGATCTTGGGATCAGCGAGACGCATCATCGCTGTTCGCAACGCGACGCTGGCTCCTGTGGCATCGCGATACGAGGTCAAGGCCATGGCGTAGATAGGCATGATGTCGCCGAAGCTGGAACCCGACACCTGCGCAGCGATGCCGAGATTCTTGAGTCCCTTGTCCATGTCGCTGATCTGTACACCCGAGACACGAGAGGCCACGATCCACTTGTCCATGACCTCGGGGAGCTGACTCGCATCGACGTTGAAGCCGCGGATGATCGTAGAGACGGCCTTGGTCGTACGTCCGATGTCCTTCTCGAGATAGGTGTTGGCCAACTGCAACGTGGGCGTCATCGCGCGCGCGGTGGCGTCGACGTCTCGAATGGCCAGGTTCAGCGTCTTGGCTCCCTCGATGGCTTCGGGGGGCGTGAAGGGCGTGACCTCGGCGGCCTTCATGGCTGCCTGGCTGAGCTTGTTGATCTGCTGCTCGGTCAGACCCGTGGTGATGGCGAGCCGGTTGCTCGCTGCCTGCATCTCGATGGACGGCTTGATCATCTCGCCGATGAACCCGGCGGCCTTCTTCGCCACGATCATGGCGTTGTAGGCGCCGGCCAGCTCCTTGAACGAGCCCTTGGCCTTCTGGCTGGCTTGCTCAGCCGCTTCGCCTACCTTCTCCAGGTCGCGTACGGCGGCGTCGGTGGGACCACTGAGCTGGTTCTCGCCGCGAATGACGTAGCTGATCGTGTTGACGATGTTCCGCGGCACGAACTACCTCCTGGCTGAGCGGATCGCCGATACCTCCTTGGTGCGGATCTCATCGAGCCGGCGCATGAGTCGATCACGCCACCGGATGGGGAGCTCCAGCACCTCGGACCACGAGGCGTTCAAGCTCGTCACGTGGGGCTGCAAGCAACAGAGGTACAACATCATCTCGAGCCACTCTTCTTCCCCGTACGGGCAAATCGCTTTCGGCTCGAAAAGAAGCCCGCCTCGAAAGGGAGAACGACCGCTTGCAGATTGTGGCACTTCGGGCACTCGACGTCGAAGGTCGTCTCGACTCCACCCTCAAGCTCGTCGGTAGCATCCCAGAGACCGTCGGCCACGGCGGACTCCATGTCCTCGACGAGCGACACGATGTCGAACCAGGCCGTCTTTCCATCAAGCTCGACGATGCGTCGAGACAGGTGGTTCGTGAGCATCTTCGACTCCTCGTCCGGACCCAAGGAGTTGAAGAACTGCTCGTCGTCACCGGTGAGAGGACGGCACTTGGCGATGCGACCATCTCGGAGGGTGATGGGCACGGGGGTGCTCGTCTTCGCGCACTGCCGCCCCAGATCGGAGACCGGCAGGACGTTGAGCTCAGCGAGGTTCACGCCCCAGGCGTAGTGGTGACGACAGCTCGAGCAGGTGACACGAAACTCGTACTCGGGGCCGTAGGAGGCGATCCTGAGCTGGATGATGGCGAAGGTGCGGTCGGAGGAGAGCGCCGGTCCCCAGAAGACTTTGCCGGCCGAGCCCGACACATCGTAGGGACCGGGGTCGTTGGTTTGCATCCAGCACATCTCGAGCAGGCGCGTGATGAGCTGCCCGCTCTTGATGAGCTTCTGGTCGGCGAAGAGCTGTTCGTCTTTGACCTTCATGCCGCGGAGGACACCGCGGAGGCCCGATGGGCAAGTGAGCTCGTGCATGACTGTACCTTTCTATACCTGTGTGTCTAGGGCGGACCACATTGCCCGCGCTCGTTGGAGCCGGACTAGACCGGCTCTCGGGTGAAGAAGTCGAAGCTGATCGTCAGGGACTCGATCACGACCTCGTCGGCCGTGTTGTCCCAGTCGCCAGCCACGAACTTCTGCACCCAGCCGTTGTGCAGCCGGTACTTGGCCACCGGCTTGTTCTCATCCGCGTCGCGGTCGAGCTGCACCACCTCGATCTGCTTGAGGTAGCCCGGGACCTTGTCTCCGCGTCCGCGGGTCGGGAACTTGGTGATCGTGGCGTTCGCGACCTGCAGGCACCAGAGGTAGAAGGAGCGGGACTTGGACGCACCGCGCTCGAGCGTGATGTCGGCCACGGTGACACGCCCCGGAACCTTCCACGGGATGATGGAACCGCCCTCCCAGTACTCGATCTTGGCGATCTCGTACGAGAGCTCGGAGCACTTCTGGAAACCCGCGGACCACGCCGGGTCCACACGCACCAAGAAGAGGTGCTTGGGGAAGAGCTCTCGCTGACTTCCGATGACGTTGATTTCCATTTCGGTATACCTCCCCGTCGGTAGCGATGGTCGATGGGATCAGCGACCTTCACTTAGACGGTAGCAAGTTCCTCTTCGAGGGCCCTCGTGTCCTTGGTGACCATGATGATGACGAACTCCGCCGGGGTGTTCGTCGCCAGACCGATGCGCAGCTTGAGCTGCCCGGCCCGGACGAGCGACGGCGGGTTCAACCCGGGGCCGCAGTCGACGAAGAAGGCCGTCTGCGGATCGTTGGAGGCGAAGGCACCCTTGAGCATCCAGCCGTAGAGCTCGGCGAAGACCTGCTTCTCCACGTCGGCCCGGAGCGTCGGCGTGTTGTTGCGATGCCGAACCCACTGCAGCCCGGAGTACATCAGGCGCTCGATGTGACTCACGCCGCGTCGCTCGCCGATGCTGGGGAAGTTGCCCTCACCCTTGAGTGTCCGAGCGCCGTCGACGAAGATGCCGTAGCCCTTGAGTGAGGTGATCGGGTTGACGCGCTTCGGGAAGATGAGGTCACGCTTGGGCTCGAGCAGGACCTCGACCGTCTCCAGCCCGACGACGCCGGTCGGCTTGCCCGCGGTGACGCCCGCCGGCTGGTAGAACGGACCCTCGGTCGCCTGCGAGTCGTTGCGAGCCATGATGCCCGCGACGTAGCCCGAGGGGCAAACCGTGATGTTCGGGTCCTCGCCGTAGACCACCTTGGACGGGTTCAGGATGAGCAGACGTGGCCAGTAGAGCGCCGCGTACTCGAGCCCGAGCTCGCCCTCGAGGGTCTCCTTGTAGGTCTTGATCTGCGCAGCCGTGTAGCCGGCTGGCGGGTCGAGGATGGCAAAGACCAACCCCTGCTTGTCGCTACGGCTGTACTCGACCAGCGCCGCGTGGAAGGCCGTACCGGTCCAGTCCGGACACGCGAGGATGCTGATCTCGTCACTCGTGTCGAAGACGTAGAGCCCGTTGCCCGCCGACTTGTCGCCGATGAAGTCCCAGACGTCGAGACCGGTGAGGCCGTCGTCGCCCAACGTGGTCATCGTGGCACCGCTCGTGTTGCCGGGCCGACGCTGCGCAGCCGAGCCTCCAGCCAGCAGATCTTCGAACGCGAACAGGATGGAACCGGCATCCGCGTCGTTGAGCACCAGCTCCGCATAGCGGGTCTTGGTCGAGTCCATCGTCAGGTTGGCGAAAGACTCCACGACGGTGGTGCCCTTGAGCACCTGGAGGTTGAACTCTCCGGACTCGCCGTTCGACGCGTTGACCACCCTGATCTTGTGGTTGTTGGCGTAGGCCCCGGCCGTCTTGCCCTCGGCCTTGAGCGTGTCGACCGCGGCGCCCGACGACCCGGTGTGCAGGGTGAAGTCGGAGAAGCCGAGGAGCGAATCGGCGGTCGAGGCCGCACGAATCTGCACGCTGGCCGCGCCGCCGGTGGCGACCGTGGTGATCTTCAGCTTGAGACCCGAGGTCTGGCTGACCACGACTCCGCCGTTGCTCGTCCAGGCGGCCTCGATGATCAGCTTGAGCTCGGCCGCGGACACGGCGCCGACGTCGACCACGTTGCCCGTGCCCACCACCTCGCTGGTCGAGAAGCCGAAGGCGGCGTTGGCTGTGCCGCCCGTCACCTCGACCTTGGAGCCCGTGCCCCGACGGTCGGAGGTGATGGTGACCTTGGTGCCCGAGCTCGAGGCGATGGCGAAGGCTCCGGGGAGCTTGGCGTTGATGACCGCCGCGACCTCCTCTGCCGTCGCGTTCGCGATGTCCACGAACTCGGCGGTGAGGAAGGCGATGGTCTTGACGAGCCCGCCGTCGATCTTGACCGTCAGCGTCCAGCCTGTGGTGAGCGCATAGGTCTCGGCGGTGGCGCACTCGACCGAAGCGGCTGTGGCGAGTACCGTGGCGGTCTGGTCCGCGGCGCCACCCACCGAACCGATGAGGGTGTCACTGGGGTTGAGCGGCCACGGACTGGAGATGGTGCCCTCGATGGACGCTGGCGCCGGTGCCGTGGTGCCCGTCTGCAGGGTCACGGCCCCCTTGGTGGCCAGGGCCGTGGTGGCATCACGGTAGTCGCTGAAGTGGCACGTACGCGCCACCCAGCACTCGCGACCGCCGTTCAGGAAGAACGCGCGAACGGCCAGAGCGAGCTCGCGACCGGAGACGAAGGACCCGAAGACCCTCTCGAACTCCTCGTAGGAGCTCACCAGTGTGCGCTGGGCGATGGGTCCGCGCTCGGCGATACCTTGGATGCCGAGCACGGCGGTCGGAAGAGTCGGGAATGACTTGATGTTCGGCTCTTCCTCACCGATGATGACTTTGGATGAAAGCAGCTCTGTCATGGCTTCTGCCTCCGAGGCTCGGGCGACGAGGTCTACCCTACCACATTGAAATTGTTTCCACCAGAGTTCCCTTTGTTTTCTGTACCTCTTGGCTCATCGACTCCACAGGCCATGTCCTCAGACTGGGAGGCAGATAGACAACCGGCACGCGCCGTACTTCGATGGCTGCCAAGAACACGTTGAGGTTCGAGTTGCGGTCTCCGGCACCCGCGGATGGATCGTCGAGCATGACCAGAGGCATGCGGATGTCGACACCGACAGGGACGTCGGCCGGCAGTACCAGGTAGCCGTTGCGCCTCGTCAGCTTGCGCGCTGCACCCATCAGGGCCATGTACTCGAGCTCGAAGTCGGATGCTCCGAGCACGTCGTACGTGACCGTGTGCATGGTAGGTGCTGGCCAGTAGAGAGCACTACCATCCTGCTGCGAGGCCCAGTAGCCCTCGTTCTCATAGCCGTATGCGTCCTCGATCACTCGCATATTCGTGAGAAACAAGGACGGTACTTGAGCAGTCGGCACCACGATGCCGTCCGGGGAGTAGTCCGTGTGGGTCTGGATGCCGGACTGGGCGATCACCTGCCGCTTGATGAGCCGCAGAAGCGCCCGTGTGACACGTGCGAATGGTGACTCCATGCCCATGGTCGGCATGCGCAAGGGCTCGCGCTCGTAGGTGTACGCCTCCGTCGCGAGCACGTCCTCGCCGGGGATCACGACGCCATCGTCGTCGAGGTTCTGCACGCGGATGTTGACCGGTGGGAAGTGCGACAGGTCGGCATCGAGCAAGCATGGTGGCGGCTCGACGCCGAGGACCGTGCTCGACCACACCTGAACCACCGGCGCTTCGAAGCCGCCGAAGAGAACGCGGACGGTAGGAATCACCGTGGCGCCCACGTAGCCATGGGCGGGCGGCGTGATCGTTCGGAACCCGGTGCCGACGATCTCGATGAAGTTGCCTCCACCGGATGCCCCGTGGTTCGGAGTGATCGACGTGATGGTCGGAATCGCCATCAGCTCACCGTGGCTCCCTTGCCCAGACGGTAGAAGAGCATCTTCTCGAATGCCTTCACGAAGGTGTTGAACGCGTTTTCGATGTTCGCATCGAACGTCTGCTGCCAGATCGGTCTCGCCGGAACAGCGATGGCGATGGTCGTGCCCGTCGGCTCATCACCCATCTGTGCCATGGAGCGACCCTTGCCCTTGCTGCCCGTGGCTCGACCGTACAAGATCATCAGGTAGGCACGCATCCGCTGTGTCACCGGGAACGTGCGCGCCCAGCCCGTCTCCTGCATGACGGCGATCTGGTCCATGGTGCGCGCGCCTGCCGCGTTGTTGTGCGGAGCAGCCACACCACCCATCACGCCCACGATGTACTCGTAGGTCGTCACCTTCTCCCAGTCAATGGACTGTGCCAGGAGCCGACTTCGGTAGAGCGGCTTGCGCCCCCCGTAGGCCGGAACCTCGGGCCACGCCCCCGCGAGCTTGCCGATCTGCCGCTTGCGTCGCGATCCGCGGGTGAGCTTCGGCGACTTATCGCCGGCGATGCCACCGCGAATGGCCCCACGCAGCATTCTACTCACGTTGCGAAGGCCATAGTCTAGTGCTCGACCGCTGGATTGCCGCACGAACTTCGTGAACTCCTTGGCCTCTTCCAGGTCGTGAGCGCACGTGACACTGAAGTTCGACAGCATGACCTAGCTGCCTCCCCGACGCCGTCGGGACAACGCGCAGATGTGCAGGTCGTAGCCATCGGGTCCGAAGCCGGGCGAGCCGGGCTGCATCTCGGTGATGTACATGCCAGGTGGGTCGAACGGGACCGTGACGACACCGGGACTGTTCCAGCGTTCGATGCACGAGACCCTGTCGTCGATCCTGATCAGACAGGCGCGGTTCTGCTTGTCGATGAGTCCCATGTCCTCCAGGTCGCCGCGCCACAGGACCAACCTGAAGAACGAACGCGGATCGTTGCCCTGGACCTCCTGGTTCAGCTCTTCGAACCTGGGCGTCTCGAACTGGCAGGGCACGCGGATCGCCGGGAGCTCGATGCGTGCGTCCATCCGCTCTTGCTCATCGGCCGGAGCATTCGTGTCGAACACGAGCGGCTCGCGGAAGTCCTTGTCGTAGCCCGCCGTGGCGCCGGTGTAGGGGCGCAGGTCCTTCGTCGCCGATGGACTCAGGCGATGAATGACCGCCGCGGACTTCTCGAGGACGAGGCCGAGGCGAAAGTGCATGACTTAGCCTCCCGCCACGCCGACATGCCACGGTCTGCAGTAGGGTGCCAGGATCGCATCGAGACGCGAGTCACCGGTCATGGATGCGAGCTCGGAGCCGCTGCTCTTGACCGCCCCGAACTTGATCTGCTGGTCGCGCGTCTTGGCCATCTCGACGCGATTCGGGGACCACAGTGTCGGGTCTTGTCCGAGTGGATCCTTGAGGAACCGGTAGGTCAGTGCCAGGACGACGTCGCGCAGAGGTCTCGGGGTCTCGCCAAAGGGTGCCCCGTTCGGATCGGTGTAGCCGAAGGCACCCGTCACCTTGACGTTTTGCGAGCCAGCCGGGAACTTGGCCATGCCGTACTCTTGCAGGTCCTGACTGGCTACTGGCAAGTACTCGATCCCGGGATTCTCTCGGTCGTCGGGAGAGAGCACGTAGTCGAGATGCCGATTGTAGACCCGGATGCCCGAGAGCCCCACGGGCGTCTCGGTCATGATGCCGAACATGGGCGAGCCACCGGTGATCGTCACCGCCCCGACGCCGATGATGGGCTCGTCGAGCCAGAGCTTGGTGCTCTCCTTGCGCACGGTGATCCGGTGCGCGATGTACCTCGGGAAGAAGAACCGCATGGTGAGCCGGTTCACCTCCTTGGACGCCCGATCGATCATCGACTGGCGCTCGTGAAGCTCCCAGGTGTTGAGCAACTTCTCGGCCGACGAGATGTAGCCCTCGTAGGCCAGGCTCGAGCGGAAGTGCTTCGGATCGAGGACCTCGAAGAAGTAGGACGTGCTCTGCCAGGCTCCGTTCTCTACCGCCCGGTAGAACCAGACGATCTCGTACGGACCGGCCACCATGCTCTTCTCGAGTGGGTTGAGCGGGGCGACGTAGTAGCCGGTGGTCACCTTGTGCCCGCCATCCGCGGCCAGACGCAGATCGAGTGTGAACTCTGCCGACTTGGTCACGCTGCCCACGGGGTAGACCTCGAAGCGCAGCTCGGCCAGATCAGCGAGGATCCCCTCCACCTGGTAGAAAAACGGGAGGAGTGGCGTGCTGCACGAGGAGGCCTCACCTCTCACGATACCCGGCATCTAACCCTCCCGGGGTTTCGTTGAGCGTATCGCCTTCTTGATCCGCCTCACGCAGTCGGCGTGCTTGGCGCTCTCGGAGTTCGTGTAGTCGACCGACAATTTACCGATCTGGTCGTCCACGTTGTGGAAGAGGAAGAGGAACTGCGGAGGCTTCCCGGGCCCTCCAGCCCGGAGCTCGATCATGTCCGCGATGACCAGGTCGCGCATGAGGCAGTAGGCGGCGAAGTCGAGATCGTAGACCTCGACCTTGCTGTCTTCCAGAACGCGATAGGCCAGAGAACCTCCGGGTCGCGGAGCGCTCCGAGGCCGTGCTGAGGAGCCTTCCATGATGCGAAGGCTACTCGCCGCTGCCCTTGTCATCTCCCTTGGCTGCTCCTCTGCGACCGGCCATCACCTCGGTGGAGGTGACGATGCCTGCCGCGTTCTCCGACTGCAGCTGCTCTCTCGTGGGAGGCAGAGCCGCCGCGCGTCCCTTGCCCTTGGGAGGCGCTGCCGTCACTTCCGGCATGGCCGCCGCCGTTGCCACCGTCGTCGGGACTTCGACTCGCAGGTCCACGGTGGGCGGCGGAGCTGCGTCCTTCGGCCCGACCAGGGTCTGCCCCACGGCGCCGAGCGAGGCCAGGAACTGTTGCTGCTCCGAGGCCGCGATGGTCTCCTTCTCCTCCGGCGTCACGATCTGGAAGAGTGGCTTGGAGTCGGGGTCGTCGTGCGTCTGTAGCTTGTCGCGCAACTGCGCGGCAAGCTCGGGACCGATCAGGTACCAATTCGGCCTGGGGCCGCCGACGTACACCTGATTCTCGAAGCAGTGCTTCTGCACCAGGTAGCCCCGGCGCGGGTTGTGCGGGTACAGTCTCGCGTAGAACTCGTTGCTCATCTTCTCTATACCTTTCTGTCTCGGTGCGAACGCAAGCACCGAGCCTCCGGAGGAGAACCAATTCTCCTCCGGAGGCAACAGGCTTGTTCGCCCAGAGAGAACCTGCCCAGACCCGATGGTCTAGTAGCAGGCCACGATCACCTTGAACGTCACACCGGCCAGGTTCGCGTGGTCCGCCGCCTCGAGGCCGGTGGTCCGCACGACGCAGATCAGCTTGTCGTTCGCCTTGTCGTAGATCGGCAGGTGCGTGGTCAGAGCGACCTCATGCACGAAGGCGATCTCCGCGGAGCGACCCAGCTTGGCCTGCACCAGCGCCGACAGCAACGTGCCGCCCGTGCGGTAGTCGCCGTCACCGGCAAAGCTCAGCTCGACCAGGTCGAGGGGGGCCGAGGCCGACTTCTTCGGCTGGCTCGTGAGGGTGATGGTTCCGAGTGCCATGATTGCTTCCTCCTGGAGCAAGTCGCATCGGAGTCCGGAGAGACCCCGGACTCCGGTGCGCTGCTACCTAGTTCACAGGTGCCGGCTCAGCTCGCGCTAGGCCTAGGCGCCCTTGAGGTTGTACCCCTTCACGAACATCAGCTCCTCGGCGAGCTTCACGTCGAAGCGGACGGTCGCGACGACGATGACCACGCCTGCGGAGATGTCCTCGGCGATCTTGATCTTGATCTGCCGGTAGAACCCGAGGAAGATGGCCCGCGGGTCACCCAGGACGATCTGGGTGTTGCTCGAGCCGTCCACCGGGAACTCGGTGACCTGGTTGATCGGGAAGTCCGACCAGGTCACGCGGCCCTGCTGCTGCAGCATGGCGTCGCCGAGACCGGTCATGCGATCCGACAGGGCGTCCTTGTAGTCGATCCGCGCCTGGCGGTTGGTGAAGTACTCGAGGGCCGGGTTCTCGGCGAACTCGTCCGGCATGGTGCGGTACATGTCCCGCAGGATGGTCTTGGACAGCTTGGTGCTGCCGGCGTCCACCGTGAAGGACGAGATCTGCTTCAGGACGCCGTTCAGCTTCGCGAGGACCGGGTCCGCCGAGTTGACGTCGCCACGGATGGCCACCCACTCCATGTCGCGGCCGATGGCCTTGGAGAGCTCCTCGATGAGCGTGTCACGGAAGGTGCCGCGCTCGATCTGGTCCTCGAGCGACTCGTCGGTCATCCGCATCTCGGCCTTGAACAGCTGGGCGTCGAGGGTGACCATGGACAGCGAGGGCTTCGCCCAGGCCGAGGACGGCAGGGCCGTCCCTTCCTGCCCGGCGCGGAGCACGCGGTTGGCGAAGCGCATCTTGTCGCGCTCCTCCTTCATGGCCTTCATCGGCGTCACGGTGCAGCGCTGGAGCAGCACCGGCTGCTTGATGGCGAGCTGGATGAACTTGTCCGCCTGCGCCGGCTGAAGCAAGCCGCCAGCCGTGAAGTCGCTGACCGCGATCTCCGCCTTCCGCAGGAGAGTTCTGTTTTCCGATGGCATTGCGATTCCTCCTTGGACCTGAGAGCTTGGTTCTGAACTCTTCTGGTTAACCCGCCACGAGTCCTACTTGGACTCGCGCTTCGCGAGCTGCTCGCGATAAGCGGGATCGTTGTAGTTCCGGGGGAAGAGCAGGGGATCGGTGTTCCCCTCGCCCTCACCGCCACCCTCGTCACCCGTCGACGCCGGCGGAGTGACCTCGGACCTCGCCTTGGCGATCTGCGTCTGCAGCTCGGCCACCTGTGCCACGGCAGTGTCGAGTCGCTTGGCGAGCTCGTCGACGGTCGGGGCGATCGGAGCGTCGATCACGGGCGCGGCGACCACCGGGGGCGTCGTGATCGGGGGCTCGGTCACCGCGGCCGGTGGGGTGATGACCGGCTCGGTCACCGCGGCCGGTGGGTCGATCTCCCCATCATCCTTCTTCGCTGGCTTCTTGCACGCCTTGGCGCGCTCGACGCCGCAGTTCTGGCAGAACTTGCCGAAGCCCATCGGCTTGCCGCACTCCGGGCACGTGGCCAGTCCGGCCTTCTCCGCCTCGACCCGGGCCGTCTCGACGTCCGCGGCGATCTTCTCGGTCTCGAGTCGCTTGGCGGTCTCGAACGTGGCGAACTCCTCCTCGACCACGGCCAGCCGCTGGTCGATGTCGAGGGCCAGGCTGAGGTCGCTCAGCTCGGGCGCCACGGCCTCCTCGGCTTTCTTCACGTCGGGGTACTTGTCGAGGAGACCCTTGAGGAGGGTGCTGAGAGTCTTGATCTCCCGCGCTGCCTTCGCCTGCTCGAAACCGGCCGACTTGGCCTTGGAGGCGAGGGACAACGCGCGCTCCGACACCTCTCGAAGAGTACTCGAGAAGGTGCCTGCCGCCTTTGCCGTCTGCATCGGGCATCGCTCCTTCGCCGCCTCGACGAGGTCGCGCAGAGCGCCGATCTCCGTCTTCACGGCATCTGATGGTGTCTCACTGGTGGCCATCTTGGCCAGAGAGGCAGCGCGATCTGCCACCTCTCGCAGCGTCTGCGTCATCGCGGTTGCCTGCGCCTCGGCCTCCTCGGTCTCCTCGGAGATGTCGGGCAGGACGGGTGTGGTCTCGCCCTTGCTGATGGAGAACTTCTCGACCAGCGCTCCCAGGGTCGAAGCCACGGTCTCGACCTCCACCCCGAGCTCGCCGGTCACGGCCTTGGCCGTCGCGACCTTCTGGGAGGTGGCCAGAGCCTGCTCGGCCACGGCGAGCAAGGACGACTCGAGCTCGGACTTGGCCGCGGGGTAGTCTGGCTTCTTGGGCTCCGGGTACTTCTCGACGAGCCCCTGGAGCATCGACACGAGACCGGGCAGCTCCTTGGGCAGGTCGATGTCGCCCGACTCCTCCATGGCCGCCTGGGCCAGGGAGAGGCACTTCTCGCCCACCTCACGCAGCACGGCTGTCACCGTGCCACCCGAGGCCTTCGAGAGCAACTCGTACAGGCGCTCGGCCTCGGTGATGGCCTCGACCAGCTGCTGCCGAGCCGCGTCCTGGTCGAGTCCCTTCTTCAGGTTGTCCACGGCGCCGCCGAGGGCCTCGAGAACCTGACCAGCCCGCTCCAGGTCCTGCTTGGACACCAGGGCGGGATTGTGCAGCTCATCGCCGACGACCTCGAGCTCTTGACCCAGAGCTGGATGCGGCATTGTTTCCTCCTTGATGATCAAGTACCGTCTCTTGTTAGCGGCCCTATCGACCAGAGCTACAGCCGAGGGTTCAATGCCGCGAAGGCGCCGCTTCCCTTTTCGAGGGTCGATTTTATCGGTAGGGGTGGGCATGAGTCAACCCCTATTCAGCGCATTCATAGGTTAGAAGTCAAGGAAATTCTTTACGGAAGGCGAGGAAGCATCCAACAGGGCTCCATGAAGCACTATCCATGGAGAGCTTCGGAGCCTTGGACTGCCAGGCTACCGAATCTCTTCAACAAGAGCTGTGCCCTCAATGCTCCATCCGGTGAGCCGACCAGCCTTGATGTCTTCCCACAGCTTCGGGTCGACGATGTGCGCTCCGAGCAGCCAGGTGCCCTTCTTGACCGGCTGGCCCTCCAGCTCAAAAGCTACGGGTGCGAGGTAGTTTTCGAGCACCTCGTACTGGGCGTTTGCGAGGAGGGACTCGTGCATGTAGCCCAAGATGTGCTGCTTGCGCATGAAGTGGTAGGCCGCCTGCCGGACAGTCTCGGGGTCGTAGATGTCACCCTGGGAGTCGAAGGTCTCGGGCTCGAGGACTACGCCGAAGACGTACTGCTCCTCGTCCGCGCTCTGCTTGAGGATGTCGAAGCGCCGCCCGGCGTTCTTGGCGAGCCCGGCACGCGCCTCGGCCTCCGACTTCTTGAGCTCACCGGGGTCGAGCAGCTCGAGGACCTCCTTTATATTGGAGGGCGGCTGGCTGACCCTGTCGATCACCGTGGGAGTGAACCCACGCAGTCGCTTCTTCTCTGGGTTCGAGGAGTCGAAGAGCAGCTCCGTGACCTCGATCCGCACGACGTCTCCCACTCGCGCGTTGAGCTTGGTGTTGAAGGTGTTGTGCAACAGTAGCCCACCCTCTGCGTCGACGAAGTTCTCCGATCCCGGAACCGTGAAGTCATACACGAAGCCAGAGTAGGGAATTGGTGTCATCTCGGCAGAACGTCGCTGGGCCTGCACTCCAAGTCTCTCGCGAACGCGCAGCGCGGTTCCTTGGTGACTGGGGCGAACCGAAATACCGGCCCGATCTGACATCCACAGTAGCCCGGCCATGCCCTGCACTGAGAGCGAAGATACTCCACCGAAGTAGCGCCTAGATCCCTCTCGGCCCCCGTCTCCGTCGTCCAAAGCACCCTGTATGAATGCATCGCGGAAGACTTCCGCCAGATTATAGACGAAGCTGGGTACACGCTTCTCGTGAGCTGAGCAGCCCGACAGTGATTTGACCAAGTGGTGCAAAGGCTGCGAGTTCTTCACGAGGTGCCAAGTGCGATCTTGTTTTCGCCAAGTGGCCTCACCCAGACCCAGAGCCAGCAGAGCCCGCTGTGTCCGCTCCTGAATCTCTCGCGAGTTCTTGACCACGATCACGTGGCTGGCGAGAGCGCCCGAGCCATATTGGTATTGACCGCTGCAGCCATCGGCCAGGTAGCGACCCCACCAATAGCACACTTGGCGCAGCGCATCCCCCTCGAGAATCTCCGGCAGTCGGCAGCCGCGAACCTCGAAGGCTCCTGGAACCAGATCTCGCAGATTGACTTGCGAGGCGCCCTCACAGGCGTTGGGCCACGGCAGCGCTCCGGCCCAGAAAACACGCCGTCCTGCAAAGGCGTCGGCGCGGCAGACGCACATGTCCTCGTCGATCAACGAGTGTTCACCGGTGACAACGGTAGAGCCCACTTCTTGATCCACGCGCAGCAGATCGCCGGAGAATGGGTGCCGACTGACTTCAGACACCTTGGTCCATTGCAGACAGCCATTCGCCACGGATAGAGTCTCGAAGTTGGCTGCACGCAGCTCACACCCCGACGGTGATACCTCCACGGGTGTCGAACATGACTCCCAGGACTCTTCGAACGACACGAGCTCGATCAGCCCATTGCGCCGAATCCACGTCCTGCGCCACGGTGCAATGCTCTTACCGGCCTTGACGTAGGTCTTGCCTTCGATCTCTACGGTCTCGGTGAAGGTCTTGGCCTCTTCCGCAGACACGGGACCTACCGCGTACATGAAGTTGTGCACACCAGGAGAGTCCTTGACCGGATGCGCGTCCCAGATGATGCCACGAATCTCGCGGATCATCTTGAGCTTGGCCATGGAGTCCGTTTCGCGCAGGGTGACCGTGGACTCCACACTCTTGAGCATGGCGCCCTCGGAGCCGGGGATGGCTCGCGCCCACTCGATGGCCGCGAGGAGCTCCGGCTTCGAGTGCACGACTCGTTGCGGTGTGAGCACGAGACGGCTGAGCTTGTGCCCCTTGAGCAATACCTGCAGCGCGTCATGTCGCTCGCGAGCCGGTTGCGCCATGACGTTGCCCTTGGTTGGGCTGAAGAGGATGTCGAAGACGTGCACGCGCACGTTGACATCGTCAGCAGCCGAGGTCGAGCGGAAGTCTGCCAGCTCGCGTCGCGGCACGGGATCTCCCTCGCTGGTAACGGCCATGAACTCGCCGTCGAGAATGTAGGGACCCGGCAGCTTGTCGAGCTCCTCTTTCAGACCAGGCAAGTGATCCAGGAAGTTCGACACGGGCGTCTTGCGATCCCAGATGTCCTCCGAGATCATGAGTTGTCGACCCTTGTCGTCCTTCTGTACCGAGGCGCGGAAGCCGTTCCACTTCGGCTCTACGATGAGCCCCGTCTTGAGCAGCTCCTCGGTGGCGAAGTCCTTGAAGAGCCGATCCATGTCGCTCGACCGGAACTCGTTCGAAGCCCGCGGTGCCACCTTCATCGGCTTGTAGAAGGCCAGCGGGCGCAGGCGTTCGCGATCGTGTGTCTTGTCGTCGTCTGGGGAGATGTCCTTGGGATCCCAGACCTGGACGTCGGCCAGCTGCTTGCCATCCGCCAGGGGCATGGTTTTGATGCGCTCCTTCTTCTCGAGCTCGACCTCTTCCGCGCGAGCGATGGGTTCTCCGACTTGCTTGCTCTGCTCGTAGATCCAGATGTCGCCCTCGCCCTTCTCCGCCCGCAGGACCAGCTCGCCCTCGAGGGACTTGGGCAGCCCCTTGCCCTTGAATCGAAACTTCTTGAAGGCTCGGTCGTCCTGCAAGAAATCGATCTCTCCACGGTGCAGAATGCTCATCGTGGAAGGCGTACCCTTCGTGTCGTTGAGCACCACACCGGCAACCTCCTCGCCCGGGGGCACCTCGCCCTCATAGCTCATGAGCTTGCCAGCCTCGGTCGAGCGGATGACCTTGTGGATGGCCGTGATGGGTCCACCGCCCGTGGGGTCGTCCATGAGCTGGAAGTCCTCCAGCTCGTTCGGCGCGCGCTGGACGAGCAAGTGGAAGAGCTGCCGGCTCGGCGCAGCGCGGACCACGACCTGCCCCTTCCACCTCTGCCACGACAAGGTGAAGGGCGCCTTGCTCAGTCCCTTCTCAGCCTCGACGACTTCATCTTTCTCTTGACTAACCTCAGCCGGTCCTGTAAGCTGATCGGCGGGCGGTGAGGGTTGATGCTTATATGCTATGCTATCTGAACCCTTGTCCGTGTCGCAGAGGTAGTACTTGGTGACGACCCGCCGGAACTCGTAGTCCACGATCTTGATGTTGGACTCGTTGAAGAAGCCCTCCGCAACCAGCGCGTCCCGAATCCCAAGGCGCTCCTTCTCATCCTTGGCGTGCCAGTACTGAAACTGCTTGGGCACGACTGCCTTGAGCCCAGGTGGTAGGAAGGCCCAGCCCTGCGGCGGGATGCTGCCCGTGTCCACGGCTCGCTTCTTGAGCATGGACGGGAGCAGGCTCTTGGTGAACATGGCCGTGATGAAGGTGGCACCCTGGGGCATCTGTCGACCGGCCTCGACCTCTGGGTCACCGGGCTTGCCGGCGTCGGACACCAGCAGCCTGAAGTTGAGCAGCCCGTAGAACTTCGGGTCGCGCTCGCAGAAGTACTCCTGGAAGTAGGGTTCGGTCTTGCCCCGGGAGACCGTGGGGTGGGCCAGGGCGATCATGTAACCCTTCTTGAACCGGGTGGCTCCGACGGTGCCGGGGGCGAACTCTTCGGCGTTGATGCGCAGCCACTCCTCGGGCTCTGGCGCCTTGGGTGCGGCGTAGACGCGCGCCGGGGCGACGAGGGGCTTGTTCCAGCTCGAGCCGTCCCGGCTGAAGTCCTTCACGAAGGCCTTGGCCTCGGCCAGGCTGTTGAACTCGGGGACGGTCTTGGGGATCTGAATGGAGAGCGTGTAGCCGATGAGGTAGTCGCCCTGCTTCACACGGAAGTCGGCGTGGATGGACGCCCCACGGATGTGCGCCTGGACGACTCCGGGGAACGTGTCCTCCTTGGCGGGCAGCTTCAGGTTTGGATCGGCCTTGGCGAGCAGGACCTCGGTCGGGTCGATGAGGAGGCCCGCGTCGCGCATCTCGATGATGGCCTGCGAGTCCTCGCGCCGGCGGACGACCAGGTCGTAGAGCGGGATGTGCGCCGAGAACGGACCAGCTGCGGAGACGTCGCCTTCGGCTGCCCCGTCGCCATGGAACTGCAGGCGCTCGGCAAGCTCGGGGGGAAGCATGCGGGCCAGCCGGAACTTGGCGACGTGGAAGGTGACCGGGTCGAGTGGTCCCTTGATGAGCACGTCGAGGTCGTTCTTGGTCGCCCCGTTGTTCACCACGCCTCCGCAGAGGTGGATGAAGGGCGCCCTGAGCAGGAACTCGTCGTGGAACTTGGGCAGGATGTCCTCGAGGGCGATCTCCTTGCCGAGCTCGGCTCCACTGCCACGGCAGGGGGCGTACTGCTCCGAAGGCCCGGCCTTGGTCGTCGGCTCGCAGGCTGCCTCGCAGGCCAGGGCCAGGCCACGACGGGACATCTCGTTCGCGATGAAGCGACGAGCGTTGGTCGCATCCTCGAGAGAGACGCCACCTCCGATGCTCGTCTTGCCCTCGGTGAACTCGGTCCTGATGAGCCGTTCCACCTCGGCGAGCAAGTTCTTGAGCTCGTCATTCGGGAGCTCCTGGAGCTTGTCGGGCGTGATGCCTCGCCAGGTCATCGAGGGGCCTTCGCCCGCGACCTGCCTGATGGCTTGGTGCGGCACGTCCTCACTCGTGATGGGACCGCAGGCGCCCTTGGCCAGAGCGTCGGGCAGCGTGATGGCACCGCCATAGCGACGGGAGGGTACAGGGCTCTTGAGTCGCAGGGGTGGCTCGTAGGCTGCCACGAGCTGCATGGGCATGTAGAAGATCGGCGACTCGGTCGAGAACTCCTCCTTGGAGAACCGGTCGATGCCCTCGCGGATGGCTTCTGGCACCTTGGACAGGTCGTCGTACTTGACCGGCTTGTCGAGCGTGATGACGCCCCAGACGTACTGGCCATCGGCCTTGGTGGCCTCGAGCTCGTTGATGAGGAACTGGCGCTCTCCGATCCTGCCCTGTCGCTCGAGGCGAGAAAGTACACCTGTCGAGTGCTCGGTCTTGAGCCGTCTCACGTTGAAAGCCGGGTCCGGCATCTTGAGCGTGGACAGGCGCCCGCGGGGCTTCTCGTACTTCTCCAGGTAGAGGTCGACTGCAGCGAGCTCGGGCTCGGCCGGCGACAGGGCGTCGCCCTCGACGAACTCGGCATCCAGGCTGGCAAAGCTGCGTAGAGGCTCGATGGCGTCGTCAGCAATGCCTGCGATGCGCGTCTTCTTGGGCAAGAAGTCGGTCACCTCTTCGAGCTGGCAGACCAGGCGCTCGGCCTGATCGAAGAGGTTGCCGGGCGACATGGAGGGGACGGAGGACTCGGTTGGGCGCTGCTTGCACACCACTCCGAACTCCTCGATGAGGCTCTTGATGATCCAGGGCATCCTGGGTAGGAGCTCGGTGATGGGCTGCTCGACAGGCATCAGCTTGGGTGCCCGCTGGGCGAAGAGATCCACCAGGGGCAAGAGGCCTTCGGCGATGACACGCACCCCGTTGATGGACTTGAGCTGGCCCTCGGTGAAGGCTGCCACCTCTTCGTCCTTGAGAGGACGCTTGAACCGCGGCTCGGTGGCGGCAGAGGCCTCCGGAGGAGTCCAGGGCTTCGGGTTCTCGAAGCTGTGCATCTCGACGACCTGGTAGGCGTAGAGCTTGCGCGCCAGAGGCCACATGCTCTTGCGCTCGTCCTCGCTGATCCTGTGCTCCTTGGCTCGACGACGGAACTCAGCCGTGGAGATGGGCTTGTGCTTGGACAGGACGACCACGCCGTAGATGTACTTGGAGTCGGCCAGGTAGAGCTCCTGCCCGGCCGCCTCGAGCAGACGAGCCTTGACGACCAACGTCTTGCGCCCCTTGACCACCGCCTGGGCGTGATGCGATGCCAGCACGATGGCGCGCTTGGGCGCCTTCACCGGCTCCGTCTTGGTGACAGCCTCGATGGACCGAGCCACGCTGCGTGCCTTCTCAGCCAGTTCAGAAAGCGTGTCGGTGATGCTCATCCCTTTCGTCCTTCCTTGACCAAGTTCCACACGTCCCTGCCGCAGATGAAAGACCGCCCCGTCGCGCGCGAGATAGATGATCACGCCAGGCGCCGCCTCGTGCAGCATCTCGCGGGCGCGGCGCTCTCCGGCCTGGTAGATCCAGTCCCCGAAGTGGCTGAAGATGGCCTGCTTCACGCCATGCTTGCCCAGCCAACCCAGTTGCGTGGTCACCGCCGTGTGCCCGACCAGCTCTCCACGAATGGTTCTGACCATGCCCCCGTGGAAGTAAGAGGCATCTCCGATGTAGAGCTCGAGGCTCTTGAAGAACTGCTTGCCCAGCATGACTGAGATGACGTCCGACACCCAGCCGATGGTGCCCTCGGGAGTCTCGATCTTGATGGCTACCGATGGCGCCTTGCTCGAGTGCCGCGTGTGAAACGCGGTCAGGGTGATGCCGTCGGCCACGGTCATCGGCTTGGCCTCGAGCAGGATGCGCCGGTCTTCGAGACCCTCGTAGCCCTGCTTGAGCAGTCCATCGGTGACCCGCGACATGTAGACCGGCACACCGACGGTCTCGTCCTTGAGACCTTCCACGTGGTCGGGATGCGCGTGCGAGATGACGATGGCCGTCGGCTTCACGTCCTTGTACTGACCGGCGTGGTTCTTGCCGAAGTCGAAGAGCAGCCGCGTCTTGCCGCTCTCCAGCAACCAGGCCGTGTGGCCATGATGAAATCGGTTGCTGAACTCGTTCTCGCCCTTCGTCCCCAGGAATGTGATGCGAACCATCGGTGTGCCTCGTCAGGTGGGCGACCAGAGTGTCTTGTCGCCCTTTTCTGGATCGAAGGTGATCCCGTCGAGCTCGCAGCGTAGCGCATGAGCCATGAGATCGACCGTGCGCTCGAGTGAGTAGCCGAGGTCCCCGCGGGCGTGGCGAACCCAGGCCTCACAGATGGTGAAGCGCCGCTTGATCTCGTTGTTCGTCGGCTTGTGCTCCTTGAAGGGCTCGCGCTTGGCGTCCTCGGCGAAGCTCCGCCAGATGACGGCCTCCACGGCCACCATGAAGACCTTGAGCTCCTCCTCGCTACGGTACATCGTGGCGAAGGGCTTGCGATCGGCACTGGCAATGCCGTAGGCCAGCTCCGCCGGGGTCAGGACCAGCCGGCCCTCGGGCTTCTTCTCGTCGCTCATGTGCTCTCCTGTACCTGTGTGGTGTCCCCCTCGCCAATGGGTGGAAGGGGTTGTCCGGCCGACCGCGGCATGCGCGGAACCGAGGCTCCTGCGCCGTTTCCGGCGGGCTGGACGACGGTCTCCTCGGGAGGCTTCGCACGCGGCGCGATCTCCAGTGCCGTGAGATCGCCGGTGCGAAGCTGGGCCAGGATGAGAGGCAGAGGACGATTCGACCACTCCTCACTGACCTCGATGAAGGCGCGGTTGAAGATGTCGGCCGCGAGCTGTCGCGCCTCGCTGGGCAGTAGAACGCCAGCCTTGACCATGTTGACGACCATCTCGGTCATCGCCTCCGGATCGCGCACGATGGGCGAGTTCGACCGGAAGAGCCAGAAGGTGATGTTGAGCTCCGGCATGATGTGCCGATCCATGAACTCGTCGAAGATCTGACGCTCCGGCTCGAAGACCTGTTCCTCGGCGAACTTCAGGGCGGCGAAGGCTGTGGCCCTGTTGATCTGAGAGTCGTCACCGCGAAGGATGCGTGGCAGCCGGAAGGACTTGGCGATCTTGGCCTCGTTCTGCTTGTCGTACTCCTGGAAGAGTGCGTCCTGCAGCTGCACGTCGCGCAGCGGTACGAACTGAATCTTGGGGACCTGCCGTGGCCCGGAGTCTCCCGAGGACGACTTCTGACCCTCGGCCTCGAGGACGAGGATGCGATGCACACCCTTCTTGCCCTTGAGGTGTTCGTCGATGTACTCCTCGATCTTCTGCGCCACACCCTTGCCGAAGCGACCGCCAGAGCAGAGCAGCGCCAGGGGCGGCACGACGTTGTTGCTGAAGTAGTTGTAGTTCACCTCGTCGAGCTCTCGCGAGCCGAAGACCGAGGGCAGGTTGGCGATCCAGCGAGGGATGCCATAGTCAGAGGCCGGAGAGAAGATCGTGAAGTGGATGATCTCCGTAGCCGGCAGCGCACCCTTCTCCTTGGCCTGGAGCTCTTGCTCCGTCGCGTAGTAGGTGCCCGAGGCACGCGACATGATGCGCGGATCACCGTACTCCTTGAAGTAGATCGGACGCGACTTCTTGCGCAGCATCATGAACTTCTTGAAGCGCCGGCGCCGCTTCATCTCAGCCCACGTGATGTCGGTGACCTTGACGCGTTCGGTGACCTCGACGTCGTCTTCCCCCTCGGGGAGCAAGCGCATGCGCTGCGGCTTGACGTAGTAGAGGTTGGCGATCTCGCGCAACTTGTTTCGCGTGAGCTCCCAGTAGGCGTTGCCGCAGACTTCCAGGTCCTGCCGCGACCGTCGGCGCAGCTCGACGAAGGAGAACTGCGGGCAGACGTGGGAGAAGAAGGCCTTGAGTCGAGCGTACTCGAGACGCGCGACGCGCCGCAGACGCTCCTTGCGCTCCTTGACCTCCTCGGGCGTCGGATCGACGACCTTGTCTGGCGTGAGCTTGCCATCCTGTGAGGCGAGCACGCGCTCGTAGAAGATCGAGTCGCGGATGCGCGTGTCGGCCTCGATGTCGGTCGACAGATCGATTCCAGGAACGAAGTGGTGGCCGAACGAGTCGATGTTGGTCACGTAGGCCTCGACGCAGGGGCGAAGCCAGGCGGACTGCTCGTAGAGTCCGTAGAGCTTGTCGGCGTCGTAGGCGGGGATCTTGGCGCCGCCCGGGAGCCGCTGCTCGTCGCTGGTCACGAGCTCAACCGTGCGTGTGATGTCGACCGCTCCCCCGGATGAGAACGAGGCCTTCACGAGTGGCGCCCGGGTACTGGATGCGGATTTCTGAACTGGTTTCGCTGACTTCCGATTTTTGCTAGTCGCCACTTTGCATTTCTCCCGCGACCTGATACAAGTCCGGGGTATCATAGGTGCCTTCAGGGGTGCAAGTCAAACGACAAGTGTTGTGTTTCGGTGTGGAAGGGATGTAAACTGCACCGGAACCCGGGAGAACCAAACATGTTCGCAACCATCGACCGACCCGTTGCCATCCGAGAAGAGCTCAAGGCTGGCAACAACTTCGACGGCAGCGCTCCAGAGGATACCGGTGTGCCCCTCACGCCGACCTTCGACCACGACACGTTCGTGTTCGCAGCCGGGACCAAGGGGGGTCTCTTCGACCCCTGGGCGGCGCCGCTTTCCTTCCCGTCGCGGGACTCGCTACTCCTGGCGGGCATGGAGCTCAAGCTGGGTGGCCAGAGCACCTGGAAGCTCGAGCTGGTGGACGCCTTTGGCACGGTGACCCAGGTCTACAGCGGGACCACCGAGACCACGGTGGTCAAGGGTTCCTACGACATCCCGGCGGGGCTCATCATCACCTGGGGTTCCAAGCTCAAGCTGACGACGGTGGGAGCTTCGACCGCCATGGTGGCCACGCTGAAGCTGGGACCGAACGACCTGGCTCTCGCCGCGGACGGCAACTGACGGTTCATCGCGGGCGAGAGGCGAATGCAGCGTCTTCGGCCGGGCCCTCATCGACGGGTTTCTCCGGTCTGCTCAGATCGGAGCACAGGCCGTGACCTGCCGCCAACATCACTAAGATTTGGAGATGCTGCAGTTTTTTTCTGGAAACAAGAGACGCGAAGAGTGTATGCTACCGGCAATGAAGTCTGGAGGCACGCTTGATCCTCCAGCAAGTTGCCACAGCATCGGGTGATGGAGTTGTAGCTTGCAGTTGCGAACTCGAGGACTCCGTCGACGACTGCGTGTACGTTGCGGGTGCCATGGGTGGACGTCCCTACGTGCGCCGCTGCGACATCCTCGATCCAGCCAAGATGCCGGCGGTCGGTATCATCATTCGCAAGAAGGACAGTACGACCTGCTACGTGAAGGTCGCTGGTACGATACCCGTCGTGGCGCCATTGACCCCCGGAGCGCGCTACTGGGTCGGTCCGACGGGAAAGCCGACGAGTGTCATGCCGAGCCCGTCAGCGACGCGCTGGTGCGTGCAGTTCATCGGCATGGCGGTATCCACGCAGCAACTGTGGCACGAGTTTGTGCTCCCCACGGTTCGCGTGGTCGCCTAAACAGGTACAGGTAAAGGAGAGACCGATGACAAAGGCGACGAAGAGAAAATGCGAACACCCTGGCTGCAAGAAGTACCAGGTGGCAGGCCAGAACACCTGCGCGATCCATGTGGTCACGGCTCCACCAGGAGAGGTCGTCCTCAAGATGACGGACCTCGAGCGG